TGGATTTTCCTTTATGGCATCATCAGAACTTGTAAATCAAGCTACAATTACTAGTGATGGGAGATATGGTGTATTATCTAAAACTGGTGCTGATGCTAAAAAGATGTTTACAGATAAAGTAGTCCCAATAAGTGTTAACTACCCCTTCTTCTTTAAACCGATTCAAGATGGTATGGATCGTCCAAAAACAGAGTTAGCATATAGAGTACCCGCTTCTAAACTTACTAGACGAAAATTAGAAGCCAATGTAAAGATGAAAGATATAGTTGGTTTGGATACTACTATAGATTGGAAAAATACAGGTGATAACTCCTATGATGGTGAAAAATTGCAGATATTAGCACATGATGAAAGTGGGAAATGGGAGAGACCTGATAATATACTAAATAACTGGAGAGTGACTAAAACTACTTTAAGGCTAGGTAGTAGAATTATAGGTAAATGTATGATGGGTAGTACCTCTAATGCGCTAGATAAAGGTGGACACAATTTCAAAAAATTATATTACAACTCCAATGTCACAAATAGAAATCGCAATGGCCAAACAAGCTCGGGATTATATTCTCTGTTCATACCTATGGAATGGTCCTACGAAGGATACATTAATACTTATGGCTTACCTGTGTTCGATACACCAGAAAAACCCGTTAATGGAATTGATGGATTCCCAATAAATATAGGTGTTGTTGAACATTGGGAGAATGAAGCAGAAGGTTTAAAAAATGATCAAGATAGTCTAAATGAATTCTACAGACAATTTCCTAGATCTGAAAATCATGCATTCAGAGATGAAACAAAAGAATCCTTATTTAATTTAGTTAAAATATATGAACAGATAGATTATAATGATGGAGTGAATAACTCTGCAAATGTGACTAGAGGAAATTTCCAATGGGAATATGGTGTTAAGGATACATCTGTTGTGTTTATGCCTAACAATGATGGACGATTTTTGATATCATGGGTTCCACCTAAAAACTTACAAAATCAAGTGATATTAAAGAATGGGTTGAAATATCCTGCAAATGAGCACGTTGGAGCTTTTGGATGTGATAGTTATGATATCTCTGGAACTGTTGACAAAAGAGGATCTAACGGAGCGTTGCATGGGCTTACTAAGTATAGTATGGAAGATGCACCACCCAATCATTTCTTTTTAGAATATATAGCACGACCTCAAACCGCAGAGATATTTTTTGAAGATGTTTTAAAAGCTTTGGTATTCTACGGAATGCCATTACTATGTGAGAATAACAAACCAAGATTACTTTATTATTTAAAAAGAAGAGGATATAGAGGATTTTCTATGAATCGACCAGATAAAGTATGGAACAAATTATCAGTTACTGAAAAAGAAGTAGGTGGTGTACCAAATTCTAGTGAGGATATGAAACAATCTCACGCATCAGCAATCGAATCATATATAGAAAATTATGTAGGATTAACAAGTAATGGTTATGGAGATATGTATTTTCAAAAAACATTAGAGGACTGGGCGGCATTCAATATCAACGACAGAACTAAACATGATGCTTCTATAAGTTCTGGTTTAGCAATAATGGCATGCAACAAAAATAGATATAAACCTGTTGCTGATAGGACTGTTAAGAAAGTTGATTTTGGATTTAAGAAATATGATAACGAAGGAGTTATTTCAAAAATAATAGAATAAATAATGGTTTATAGCGATATTAATAGTGTTTTTCCTAATCAGGTTGTACCAGATGTAGAAAAAGGGAGTCTAGAATACGGGCTTAAGGTTGGTCGTGCTGTAGAATATGAATGGTTTAGTTCTGGTAGAACTAGATTTAGTGATAACTATAATAGATTTCATAATCTTAGATTATACGCAAGAGGAGAACAATCAGTTCAGAAATATAAAGATGAGTTATCTATAAATGGAGATTTATCTTATCTAAATCTAGATTGGAAACCCGTTCCCATAATACCTAAATTCGTAGACATCGTTGTTAACGGCATGTCTGATAAAGTATATGATATAAAAGCATTTGCTCAAGATCCTGCTTCTTTAAAAGTTAGAACAAATTATGGTGAAAGATTGTATAGAAATATTCAGCAAAAGGAATATATAGCAGCGGTACAAAGTTCATTAGGGATGGATATATCAGATGTAGATAATCCACAAGAAGCTCCTCAAACAGAAGAAGAACTATCTGTTCATATGCAGTTAGACTATAAGCAGTCTATAGAAATAGCAGAAGAAGAAGCTATAAATAACACATTGGATAGAAATAAATATGAACTAACCAAAAGAAGAATATTAAGAGATATAGTAACAATAGGTATTGGTGCTAATAAAACAGGTTTTAATCAATCAGAAGGTGTTACAGTAAAATATTGTGATCCAGCAAATATGGTTTGGTCATATACTGAAGATCCTAATTTTGAAGATTTATTCTACGTAGGAGAGGTAAAATATCTTACCATCCCAGAATTAAAAAAGGAATTTCCACATTTAACAGCTGGAGAAATAGAAGAAATAGAAAAATATCCAGGTAGTACACAATACACTAGAAATTGGAATGGTAGAAGAGATAGTAATACAGTGCA